CTTGAAGTGTAGACTTGAACTCGTCACGATCTATTTCTTCATAGCGGCCCTCAGTCACTATCTCTTCTTCCATAGCCGATTTAGAGCAGTGGCCATATTTTCCAGTGGGGTCTTCAGATACCCACTTACCGCCTGCTTTTTCACATTCGGCTTTCTTTTGTACAAGGCTCGTACCCCCAGCTTCTTCACCAGCGGAACCAGTATCAAACATTTCAAGTTGCAAAATCTCTTCTTTAATGATTTGTTTTAATTGTTCTTTTGTAATTTTCATATTTTACCCTTAATATTTTGTGCAAGAGCCCACCAACTTGCCGGCTCTGTGGGTCGCACATCAAGAGGCCAGGGGGGCCGCCCTGCGCCGTGGATTGAACCCGGAGCCCTCGGGGTCCGTGCCAGCGCCCACAATTCATCTTGTGCCTCCGTGTTGCCTTTCTCTGCCAGATCGCCAAGCTTCTCAACGTAGTCCTCGTTGGGCGGACCCTCATTGAGCATTTGCTCCAGCTCTTCTTTAATAATCTGTTTTAATTGTGCTTTTGTAATTTTCATGATAGGATATCCTTGATTAAAGAATCAATCTTGTTTTCATTAATTAGATTTTCATTAACGTTAATGTGTGGTCCAATAGAAATGTTTTTAGGTGATAAGTATGCACCCGGTGTTGACGGCTCTGAGACCATATCAAAACAAATCAGTTGAAAATCGTCCTCAACGATGGTTTGACCATTGGCTTCGCGAACAGATCCAAGGCCCCTTGAGGAAATACCAAGCTTGACGCCTGATTTAACCAGAGACTTAAGAATCAGGCCTGATGGCGTATCAAGCACTTCAATCTTGCCCATTACGTTATCACCTTGCCACCACATCTTCGTAACAAGATGGCTGGCGTTCTTTAGGTTAATAACAGAGTCGTCGGGATGATCAAGTTCTCCCAAGGAACGACGCTCACCAATAGCGCTTTGGTACCTTTCAAGCTCTCTATTTAAAGTTTCTTTACGGTAAACCCTGCCGTTGCCATTCTTGACGCCCGCCTTCTGGCAGACACCAACAAGATAAACGCCCCCATTGGAAATGTTGCGCTTCTCCGATTCGGTCAATCGGTCAACAGGGCAACGCCCCTCGGGACATAATTCAAAATATTCTGTAAGTAATTGTAAAGCCATTATTGTTACCTTCATTGTAGCGGGGCTCACCCCCGCTTGGTTGTGCTGCCGTTACAGCAACGACGAACTTCTGGTATATTGCGTCGTCTCACAGCTCACCTCCTCTCCTATTAATTTTTAAACCGAAATCATCTAATAACATTGTAATAAAATAACTCGTTCCTGCTGCAATGCACCCACAAATGAATGCATTTATAAAATTGTACTCAAATGTAAATAGTTCTGTGAACCCGTTTACCGACCACAAGAAGACCCCAGCCCAGAAGCCAGTACACAATGGACAGTGAAATAGCTCACCCAACTTGCCCTTGGTGGGTCGTATTGAATTAAAAATAGACCCATAAAGTAAAATAAAGGTTAAGCCATAGGCAGTGAGAATAAAATGTAATAATTCCATCTTTACCTACAGACGATACAGTGCCGTGATACCATAAGGTTGCAGGCCGGGACGAATAGAGCCCTTCTCCGCTGCCTGCCGCTTGGGATCAAAATTAGTAGAGTCTTCAATATCTGGCTCCGTAAGTTCTTGATCGAACCTATCATAGAATGCCTTTTCAAACTCAAAATAGGGGCGCTCAGCGTCCAGCCATTTTTCCAGAGCGAACAACACAAAATCTATGACATTGTATTCATTGGTCGTAGGCAGGTCGGCCTGCATAGAATTATATACCGCCCCCCCTTGGACAGTGCCGTATTTGATAACACCCATCTTATGTAAGAATCTAAACATCCTATCCTGAGCGTCATACACCTGTGATCCCATTTCATTTTTTGGGAAGGAGACAATCTTCTTGCTACTCGGCATGACAACAATGTCAATATCACGATGGTCAAATATCATCAAGTTTCCTTCAAGCGACTTACGCATCTTAAACTTAACAGGATATAGCTTTTTCTTTATAACCACGCTCGCGTCGGGATTACGTATAGTGACCTTGACATCGGGCTGCTGCTCTTCAGGGGCAGCACCTATCTTCACTGCCACGCCCATTATACCTCTATCTCCTGGACTAAAGACTGCAATTTCATGATCTTCTTAAGCATCTCTGTCGTTATCCATTGTCCCTTGAAGCCATCAATTGTTTCCACTATGGGAGCAAAACTTTCATTCTTGTCTAAATTCTCGGTGATGATGTTGCGAATCCTCAGAAGCTCTTCATTCAGAAAAACCTTCATCTCTAAACCATTATCAGCAAATGAGTTAATGTACTTCTGAAGGAGTGTTTTTTGCTCCGTGAGAAGATCGTCTTTAAACTCTTCATTAAATTTCTTGAAATAGACCTTCATCGCAAGTTTATCCGAAGGTACCTTGTTAAACTCACGAGACTCCACAATGGGATCCTCTACCATACTCAGAAGTATTTGCTCTTCTAGGATGACTTTGTTTTTAGGGTCTAGGCTATTGTTAAACAACTGGTAAGCAGTTGCCATCGCAGTATATGAAGGAACAAAGTTATCAAACACATCCGAGGATAACACCTTATTTATTTTATTTATAAGCTCCGTTTGCTCTTCAAAAATAGCCTTTGTGTCTAAATCATCATGCTGTCGGCAGGCTTCTTGATATACTTTCTCTGCCTGTCTGGCCGAAAGGTCTGACGTCTCAAGGACAGATTTGTAAATCTCTAATTCCTTCTTCAAGAAAGACCCCTTTTTAAATGACTCTTTTATCAAGCCAAGAACATCCCTCTTTTTCTCACCATCTTTGGCAATAACAGCCTTAGTTAGCTCTTTGGTGAGAGTTTCAAATAGAAATGCCGTATTTCTCTTTTTATTATGCTTCAGTTTCATTGTGTTTTATCTCTAAGCCTTCAATTAATGCGTCTAACTCATACTTCGAATTTAAAATATGATCTTCTTCCTCATTATAATTAGATTGTTTATGCTCATAAATCTTACCATAACTTAATTGAGACATTTCCCCATAGCCAGGAAAGAGGCTCCTGACACTGCCGCCTCGTGCTTCGTTTGAGGTGGAGGCCGCTGCATTTTGGCCTTTCTTCCTTCCGGAGACCTGTCTTTTATCAAACTTAACTTTTTGGTGCCATCCTTTACTCTTTGATGTTTTATACCTTTGCCCTGGCTTTACTTTGGTCTTGTCCACCTCAGTGACCTCCTCTCCCGGCTTCGCAAGAAGAACGTCTTCATCGCCGCCCTCATCACCACCTACGTCGCCCGTCCCAAGGCCAGCATCTTCGCCACCTCCGAGGTCAAACTCGCCGCCTCCCATCTCGGTTCCACCGGTTAGATCAGTGCCCATCGCTGCTTCTTCAGCCTTAATAGACTGTTCAAGGGCGAGATCAAGCTTCTTATCAAAGAAGCGCTCACGTTGCATCCGAAGAGTTTCTTTCTCCGAAACATTGAAGATGTTCTCAAACACCCAGCGACGAGAGAAGTAACCCTCAGTAGCCGCAGACGCAACATCAAACTTAGTCCTCCAGTGTTCAAGCTCCTGAAGTTCAGCAAGCTTGGAGGGGTTATTAAGAGAGAGCTTGAAACTTAGAAGGTCCTTTCCTCTATAGCCTAAAGTGAATAAATGAATAATCGCAATCTTTTCAAGCTCAGAGATAATCGACTTTTGAAGTCTTTGAACCGTCCTGGCAAATCTAATATCTTTTTGAGCTAATGTGGTCTTATCCTCCTCGCCCTCTCCTCTCGAAAGATAAGATGCGGGGACCTTTAAAGCACTAAAAAGCTTGTCTCTTAAGTATTTGATATCATCAATATCTCCAGTGTATGTCCCACCGGGCAAATTTTCTATTCTGGTGTTGGAGCTTGCCCCTCTCACAGGAAGAAAATAGTCTTCCTCCACAGACATTGGATTATACCTTAAATCCACCCGGCCTGAGTTTGCGTTAACAATCTGATTTCTCTTCATCTGCGTAATGACTTTTTGCATATACTGCTCAACGTCCTGTGGCGGTATATTGCCAACGTCTACGTAAAAAACACGACGTTCAGGTGACCTTACGATGCGATAGGCCATCACTGCGTCTTCCATGAGCGTAAGCTGCCGCCAAATACGACGCGCCGGCTCTAGTACTGAAGTCCCATACGGCACATACTTATCATTACCCAAGATGCGAAAGTGAGCAACTTGCCAGTTTTCAAACGTCATCCCTGCTGAATTCCACTGGAACTGGACATATTTCGGATTGGTCTTGTCTTCGCCCTCTATCCTTTCGATTTCGTTCGAAGGGAGGCCAACAACATATTTAATTCCGTTGCTGCTATCAATATCTAGGTAAAGGAAGTAATCTCCATATTTGCACATGGACCTAGACCAGCCAAAAAGATTAAACTCTAAATTCATAACCTTATAAAAAAGGTTTTCTAGAACGCCTTTAATTTCTTCATTGTTTGTTTTAACCCTCAGCATTGCATTGAGATCGTTAGATGTCGTCATCTCATCTGCATAAATGTCCAAGGCGCTTGCAATTTCAGGCATGTATTCCATCTGGTCAAAATCAATATAACGATCAAAGCGGTTTTGATTCGCCATATAATTTGCTGTCATTTGATCATATGGGTTATAATCGCTTCGCTTGAAGTTCTGCCCCGAGGCTGACTTAAAATCAGCAGCCCAAGTAGCATATTGCTGTCGCTTCATTTGCCTTGGAAGCTCTTGATCGTATATAGCCAGAGGTCCTGAGAGGAGTCTCGTAAGCTGCCTATATAAGCGGCTTGTTGGATTGTTCGGATTTTTTACTGTTTTCTTTGCCATGTGTTACCCCTTCAGCAACCAGGAATGTTCACGATACTTACTTTGTTGATCGCTCCTAGCTATTTCTTTGTAGCCGTGCATGCCAGGAATTGATGTGTTCATCTGGGTTGGGTTCCTTACCATACAATTTATAAACGCATTAGAATATTCTATAGCTTTTACATTCTCAGCGAACACCGTGTCTTTAACCCAACATGCAATAGCGCACGCCATAATTAAATCGTCATTACTGCTTTTAGATGCTTGAGGACGCCCTCCCTTCCAAATAAACTGCTCCATCTCGGCAATCATTCTTTTTGAATATATTTTAATTAGTTTATTTCTTACAAACTCCTCCATTTTAGCAATAACAAGCGGT